CTTTACCTCTCGCAATGTCAGAACAAGACTTTTTTTTCCGGTCACAGAAATATCAATAAATAAGCAATAAACCCTGATTCTATCGGAACTTACCCGATAACTGAGGGATATCTAAGATAGACAAAAAAACAAGGTAAACAGGCGTAAGAGACGACCCTGAGACCCTTGGGGCCGCGAACGCCTCAGAGCTAATGCTCTTAATCTATTAGATATCCAAATCGCTAGTTTGCGGACCTAGCCCAGCCCCGACCTCCTCACGGGGTGCCGAACTGTCTCCTCGGCCCAAAACCGCCCTAATTTATGTCTCGTCAGTGATGACCAGCCACGACCCATACCGAGTCCATCACGCGGCTCTAAGACTTAACGCCAACTATCTGAGGAGGTAACCAATGGCAGGAAGAAAACGCAAGCCGGAAGCCCTTAAGAAACTAGAGGGCACATTTAGGCAGGATAGGGCAGGCGACTCAATATCCCTACCAGCCGGAATACCCCCTAAGCCCGAATGGGCTACCCACGATCCGATAGCCTCCGAGCTATACAACCAAGTAGCTTCACAGTGCTACTCTATGGGTGTTGGTACTGGGGTTGATTCTCTCGGATTCGCTCTGTTAGCTGATCAACTCTCTATGTACTTACGCCTTAGAGCCTTGGTGTCTGCTGATGGTCCTATTATAGAGACCGAAGGCTCCAACGGACAAGTAAACCAGAAGCCTCACCCAGCCCTTGCACAGATGAACACGTCATACACAAACATTATTCGGTTAATGACTGAGTATGGTCTGACCGCCGCCGCTAGGACTAAAGTAGATGCCTCTAAGCCTATCGAGGTTGATAGCTTTGATAGTTTCCTTCAAGGGTAGTAGTCTACCTACTACTAGTAGTCCAATTTTAAAATAAATGGATAATAAGTAACTTTATGTTAAATAGTTGTTGTACTTTCTAAATGAGGCCCTATAATGGGAACCATCAAGACAACAACTACTTAAATAAGGAATACGAAAATGGCTAAAGCGACTCACACTGGAACTTGTCAGATCTGCGGATGTAACCAGAAGCTACCTAACGGTCGCCTATCTAAGCATGGCTACACTACTCAGTGGGGATTCTTCTCAGGTGTATGTTCTGGAGCTTCTCACCTACCTTTCGAGCAGTCTACTGATCTCATACAAGATGTCGTAGCAACTGTTAAGCGGTCAATTATTAGCAGTAACGAAAAAAGGGCTGAACTACTAGAAATGACAGACGCTTGTAAGATACAGATCAAATTCCACGACAGACGAGTAGGTACTACCGAGTATCACTGGGTATCAGCACCTGCTGACACTATGTTTATCTCAGGCTGGTCTGGAACAGGTTTAGAGTCGAGCTACACTGAAGATCGTTTCTACGGGTACTCAACTGAAACATTCAAGTGCGCCTATATCTACACGGGCCGAGAACGTGACGGGGATTATGAGAACAGACCTACTCTGGAAGAGTTAATCAAAAGAGCTAACGCTGAGTACGTAAAGAGCGTTATTGATCGCGATATAGCTCAGATGGAAAACTATATAGAATGGCAAGAAAAACGCCTAGCGGAATGGGTCGAGAAGCCTTTAACCCCTGTATCTAAATAAGGAGTCTGGGCGATGAATCTAAGATTAGCGACAGTAAATAACGCGATTCAAAAAATAGAACCGGATTGGCAACTTATAAAAGGCGAGGGGTACTTCTACTGGTGGCACCCCACGGACGATACCTGTTTAGAGCTTGAGACTATCCCTGTGTTCGCTTTGAATCACCAGACCCTAGATGCTTGGGTTTCAGACTTTGTTAACCGTCAATTCAACGAGTGCGGTCATGTACCTGAAGAATTTTAAAGATTAATAAGTAACTTTATATTAAATAGTTGTTGCACTTTCTAAATGAGGCCCTATAATGGGAACCATCAAGACAACAACTACTTACTTAAAGGAATACAGACATGAAAAATTTTGAGCGATACGACTTCATCACCAAAACAGCCACTATAGACGGGCAGTGCAAGACCAATAAAGAAGCAATGATGTTTCATTACTTCAATGTGAACGGTCTAGTCAAACGTAAGCATGAGAACGACCTAGCAATAGCCGCGCTAGTAGACGCTGGTGTAGTTAGAAGCGGTTGGCACCTAGCCTACGGTACCTTCAGTGACTACGAAGAGAATTCTATAATAAGACTAGCAGGACTGAAAAGAGTAGGCAGTGTTGCCTGTAGGGTAGCAATTAACATGATGGAAGATCACTGTGCTAATCAAGAATCTAAGATCCTAGAAGCTCAGGCGGCTTAATTAAACACCCAGCCCCTTCGGGGGCGTAGAGACTGAGGAGTCTAAAATGTTCAACCAGTTAAAAAGAATCCAGCAAAGCGATCAAACGCTAGAACAGGCTATAGAGAGCTACGGATCTTTTGTTTCTTACCACGATAAAGTTCGCGGCAGGGTAGCAAAATCTAACCGAAAAGATTGGTCAACAGACAGACTCTCTTTGTCAAAATGCGTTCAGGCTGTCCCGTTATTTCACGGTGCAATTCGTAACAAATTTGGCATGAAGGCTATGCGAGAGGCTATCAACGCACACCCCTTTAAGTAACAACCAAACACCAGCCCCTTCGGGGGCGTAGAGACTGAGGAGTCTTATATGTCAAAGGTTAAATTTGGAATACGTTTTACAGTCAATGACTACGCCGATAGTGAGCTATCTAACTTTATAGAATGTGCTGATAACCTAGAAGGCCCAGACAACCTTAACGGGCGCTACATAGAATTCATAAAGGCCTTGATGGCTTCAGACGTAAAGCCTAGCACCTTGGTTGATATTGACGTTCTTAGCGTCTTTATCGATGACTTATACAACCGCGCCCTTATTGACTTCATAGAGCAACACGACGACGACCCCGCGATTATAAGCGGCGGACGTATGTTCATGGGACGTTATGCCAAGTTGAAAGAAGTACATGGAATAGACTCGCCACTTGAGAGCGTCTAGCCTAAACAACCAGCCCCTTCGGGGGCTTTCAAAGTCCAGTAACTAACTAATAAGGAATACATTATGAAGGAAAGAATAAACTACGTATGGTGTGATACTGCACGACGCTATGTAGCGCCTGCGCCAGCACCTAAAGTCGAACCAAAGAAGAAGCCAGCGCCTAATAAACCCAAGGCCGCTAAGTAAGTCAATCATAGGAGACAACTATGTCACAACACGACTCTACGGGCTGGGCCTATGCGGAGCGTGTTGTGTCTGGTGAGCAACCAGCCGCTAAACCTCTGCTCTATGCTTGTACCCGTGCGATAGAGGATCGCAAAAAATACACAGGCAAGGAGTCTAAATTCTATTATGATTCTGATGCCGCAAATAGGGTGATAAAGTTCTTCGGATTCTTGAATCATCTTAAAGGCCCCTTAGCTAACACACCGCTAGAGCTTGCTGATTGGCAGATATTTATTGTCTCCCAGCTATATGGCTGGATGAGATCATCTGACGGCTATCGTCGTTTTCGTTCCGCTTATGTCGAAGTACCCCGAAAGTCTGGTAAGTCTACGTTCTGTTCTGGTTTAGCCCTTTACGGATTAATAGCTGATTCTGAGAATTCTGCCGAAATTTATAGCGCGGCCACGACTCGAGATCAAGCACGTATCGTACATGGGGACGCCTCCCAGATGGTTCGTAAGTCACCACAACTATCACAGCATTTAAAAGTACACAGATCGGTAATTCTACATGAGGCTTCTGGTTCTAAGTTTGTTCCTCTGAGTTCTGATGCTGGATCGCTAGAGGGGCTTAGTCCCAGCTTTTCTGTAGTTGATGAGCTACATTGTCATCTCCGTGATGACGTATGGCAGGTCCTAAATGTAGCCTCTGGCGCGAGGGCACAGCCGATCATCTTCGCTATCACTACAGCAGGGACGAATCGGGAGGGAATCTGTTACGAGATACGCGAATACTGTATGAAAGTTATCGATCCACACCTAGACGTAGAGGACGATACGTTCTTCGCGGCCATATGGACAATAGACGAGGGCGACGATTGGAAAGACCCCGAAGTCTGGAAGAAAGCTAATCCTAGCTATGGTATATCTGTATTCCCTGATGATCTCGAGCGCATGGCTAGACAGGCTATGGAGTCCCCAAGTGCTGAGACCAACTTTAGAACTAAACGTCTGAATCAATGGATGTCTAGCTCCTCAGCTTGGCTAACGTCACAAGATTGGGAGGCTACAGCAGGCGAGAGGCCACCTATAGAACACTTCAAGGGCAAGCCCTGCTACATAGGCCTCGACCTAGCTAGTGTATCTGACTTCGCGTCGTGCGCCTTACTGTTCGTAGAGGACGGGAAGCTCTACCCATATATACAGCACTACCTACCCGAAGATACTGTCAATAATGCGACGGGTTATATCGGTGCTAAGTACCGCGAGTGGAACGATGCAGGCTTCATAAAGACTACGGAAGGGAACATCACAGACCTAAGCTATATCGAGGCTGATATCGAGAAAGCTATGGGCTTATATAACGTCCGAGAGATTGCCTATGATGCCTACGGTGCCACACAGCTATCAGCCTCATTGATAGAGAAGGGCGCTCCGATGGTTAAGTTCAATCAGGGCATTATGGCTATGTCAGACCCTTCCAAGGAATTAGAGAAGGCGGTCAAGGCTAAAACCCTCATACATGGGAGTGACCCTGTGCTGTCTTGGATGTTGTCTAACTGCGTACTTTTTATAGACCCGAACGATAATATAAAGGTGAAAAAGCAGGGCGATAAAAATAAAATTGATGGTGTTATAGCCTTGATTATGGCCCTTGGTCGTCTAAAAGTTAATGGAGGTCTTGTTAAAGACGTCTACAAAAAGCGAGGTATCAGAACCTTATAAAACAAAAACACAGGAGGCCATTATGGCCCTATTCAACTGGGGTAGAACCCAAGAGAAAGCGGCACCCATTAGCCTACCATTTAACAGCGCCGCGCTATCTGACTTCTTCGGGAGTGTCTCAGGTAGTACGAAGTCTGTTACTAACGAGCAGGCTATGCGGCTTAACACAGTGTACTCCTGTGTGAAAGTACTCTCGGACACTATGGCGACACTTCCTTGTCATCTATACCGAGACACTGCCGCCGGTAAGGAACTACACTACTCGGCTCCTCTACACAATCTAATGCTAAACAGCCCCAACGACTACCAGACGGGCGCTGAGTTCTTCAGCTACGTTATGGTTAACTTATGCCTATCCGGTAACTTCTACGGATACATTAATAAGACTAGCTCGGGTAAAGTTGTCGAGATCCTACCGTTAAAGACTGAAAACGTATCAGTACAGCAGGATTCACAGTACAACGTTGTCTATGTGGTCACTTTCGATAATGGGAAGCAAGACGTATTAAGCTCCGACCAGATCCTACATATCCGTGGTATGTCTCTGGATGGGGTGACTGGTATATCACCTATACAGTATAACGCTAATTCTATTGGTGCTGGTATTGACGCAAGGAACTACGCGGCGAATGTCTTTACTAATGATGCAACCCCTAGAGGAGTTCTACACACTGATGGCATTTTAGACGACGATTCGTTCGAGAATATCAAACAGTCATGGAATGCTTCACATGGCGGTGTCTCAAACTCTCATAAGGTGGCGATCCTAGAACAGGGACTGAAGTTCTCACCTGTATCAATGTCACCGGTAGATGTACAGCTTTTAGATATGCGTAAGTACACTCGATCTGAGATATGTGCAATGTTCCGAGTTCCCCCACACATGATCGGTGACTTGGACCGCGCCACGTTCTCTAACATTGAGCACCAAGATCTAGCATTCTATAAAGCTACGATCTTACCGTATCTGATGTTAATAGAAGCCCGTTTAAATAAAGCATTATTAAATGTTAATACTCAGTGCTTTAAGTTCGACACATCTAACCTACTACGTACCGATATGGCTACTAGAGTAGATACATACAACACCCTTATAACTGCTGGCGTTATGAATCCTAATGAGGCTCGAATGGAGCTAGGATACAACCCACGAGAAGGCGGTGACGAGTATGTCTCTCAGTCTAACAACCTTACATTCGGTGACACAGAGCAACCAGAACCACAGGAGCCAACCGATGACGAAGCCTAGCGGTATGTGTTGCACCGACGGCACTATATGTGAGCCATGCGGTACTGACACTATTCAAAGACTAGACGTAACCTTCGACGCTAAGAGCTTCTCTGCTGATGCAGAGGATACTCGTAAGTTCTCAGGTTATGCTAATACGTTCGACCACTTAGACCGCGCCGGTGACATCACTATGCGTGGAGCCTTTCTTAAGTCTATTCAGAAGCACCTAACCGCTGGCACTACGCCGAAGATGTTAGCTCACCATGACGTTACCCGACCTATTGGCGTCTGGGAAGTTATGGTAGAAGACGAGAAGGGTCTGTATGTCGAGGGTAGATTAACGAAGGGCGTCCGAGATGCCGACGAAGCCTACGCACTGCTGAAGGATGGTGCTTTGGATTCCATGTCTATCGGATACCGTGTCGTGCGTGAGGAATACGATCGCAAATCAGGTGCTAACTTACTTCATGAAGTAGACCTGCACGAAATAAGTTTGGTAGCAATACCAGCGAACCAAGAGTCTGTCATAACTGCCATTAAAAGCGGTTACGACGTTCGATCACTCGAGAAAAGTCTGCGCGATGCAGGTTTATCACGACGTGAGGCGAAGGCCGTTCTAGCGAAGGGTCTTAGTGGATTGGAATCTGAGCGTGATGCTTCAGCCCATGACTCTACAAAACTAGCAAAGGCGGAGGCTCAATCTGAGCTAAAGCGAATGCTTAAAATCTTAGGAAAGTAATATGACTGAAGAAGTAAAAGCTGTAGACGAACTAGTAGAAGAGATTAAGTCCGAAGAGGTGGCTGTAGAGGTAGTTGAAGTCGAAGCCGAGATTAAATCTGACGCACCTGAATCTATTGAAGTCGAAGCATCAATCGAAGACGAAGACGTAACACTTAAGCACGTAGCTGACGCACTAGAAGCTAAGTCTATAGAGACTGAAGCTCAAATTGAAACTAAAGCATCAACCGCCGCCCTTGAAGCAGTTAAGTCTGAATCTGAAGCACAAATTAAATCACTCAATGAGAAACTAGAAGTCCTCGAAGCTAAAAGCTCTCGACCGACTCTCTCCACTAAATCTGTTAAGGAAACTAATACTATGGAAAATAAAGATCTTTTGGGCACTTTCGCTCGTAAAGGCGTTGAAGGACTTCGAGCTAAAGCCGCTGACGTTCAAATCTCAGTAGACGCACAAGGTGGATTCGCTCTACCTACAGAAGTAGCGTCTTCTATCATTGCACTACAACACGAGCGTAGCCCTATCCGTAGCCTAGTAGGTGGTATCTCTACTTCTACTACTGACTACAGCCAGCTAGTATCTATCGGCGGAGCCGCTTCAGGCTGGGTCGGTGAGACTGCCGCACGAGCTAACACTGGTTCGCCAGAGCTTGCTAAGATCAGTGCTGTCTTTGGTGAAGTGTTCGCTTCGCCAAAAGCGTATCAGCACGTCCTAGAAGACTCCATGTTCAATGTTGAAGCATGGTTATCTGCTGAAGTCGCTCGTGAGTTCTCTGAGCAAGAAAACAAAGCATTCTTGGACGGAAACGGAACCAACAAGCCCGTCGGTATCTTGAACGGCCTAGACACTACTTCCGCGTACACTGCTGGAGATGCTACTCGTTCTTTCGGTAAGTATCAGGTAATCAAATCAGGCGAAGCCTCTAACTTAGGTGCTACTTCTGACGCAGTTATCAACTTGCTACGTTCTGTCGTCTTGAACACTAAGACTGGATATCTAGCCGGTGCTAAGTTCATGATGAACCGAGCTACTCACAACGTATTAGTAGATCTTAAGACTACTGACGGAGAGTACTTCCTACAGCGCAACATCACTGAAGCCGCCGCTTCACGTATCTTCGGATTCCCGATTGTTATCAATGATGACATGGCTGACATTGGTGCTGGCAACATGCCCGTTATCTTCGGTGATTTTGGTGCTGGTTATCAGGTTGTCGATCGTGTTGGTGTAAGCATGTTACGTGACCCGTACAGTGCTCACGGTGCTGTATCTTTCTACACTCGTAAGCGTGTGGGTTCTATGTTGTTAAACACTGAAGCTCTCAAGGTCATTGCTGTAGGAGCATAAGTCTAGAGTACAGTAACACATAGTTAAGTAACACAAGAGTCGGCCCCTATGGGGTCGGCTTTCCATATTTTAAGTATTTAAGAGGTCTTAAATGTCATACGCTCTAAAACAATTCACAGCCCCAAGCCTCACGGTCTCTTATGACTCGGACGCTCTTAAGTTCGAGACTCGTGGAAACCGTACAGGAATTTTCCAAACTAACTGCAACAGTGGCGATATCGTCAAATTGCAAGCAAGACTCAGCTCCGACTTTAACTGGATAGACGTTCTCACTGTATCAGACGCAGACGCGCAACAGGAAGTAGTCATGTCTCCAGAGTTTCGAGTCGTGGTAACTAATACAAGTGGCCTAGAAGTTCTAGCCGCTATGCACATATAGGAGACCCACATGTCTATCCTATTGAACAATACAGGCATGGTGCCTGAGCCTAACCCAACTAAGTCTGAAATTGATGCCTTGGGTATTTCAGCCGGAACACTTAACGGCTACACAATTTCGGTTGTTGCTGAAGTTCCAACGACTCCTGTAGCTAACACAATTTATTTAGTGGAGGTATAGCATGTATAGATTTTACCCAACTATTGCTGAGTATGAGCACACAGAAATTGATGCTAATTCAATATTATTTAAAGTTCAAAAAGATGATGGCGATGTAGTGGAGGTTTTAGTGGACACGACTCCTTCTCGGGAACAATTAGTTCTAGGGGGAACCTTAGCAGAATACAACACCGATGTAATCGGTCACTTAATATACGCACTGGAGACTACATAATGGCTATTTATTGGGTAGATCCCTATCTTGAATCCCCGTCTGGAGGGGTTGATGGGACGACGGGTGTGGGTACGATAGGCTCTTACGCTAATCCATACAGCGTTGATAATCTGACCGCTCCAACGGGCTTTAATCTTATTGGCGATGAAATTAGAATAAAAGCCTTACCTGCAAATCCTTGGATCACTGGCCCTCTTTGGGGGACTACAGAAAGTCTGGAGGTTAATAACGGTGGTTTTTTTGGAGTCTTGTGGCTGACACCCCCTCCCGAAAATTCGTTTCTAAAATATACCACTATAAAGGGAGATGAGCAGTATCTTAACTGGAGCAAGGTAAACGTACAGTTCCTGAAGGCAGACCCAACACCTTGGGAGACGGCTGTGCCGTATGGAGATCTAACTATACCCGCTTACAAGTTAGACCCCCAATATTACCTAAGTAATTTAGTCAGGCCTGATAAAAATATGTTCTTCCGAGGGGGGGATGACAAGGCGGTAACAGTCACCGCTGGGTGGGTATCTGAATCGGCAAGAGGTGGTGAAACAATTATTCACAGAGTAGGTCAGACCTCGCAGAACGAATTTTGGTTTGGCTATACGACTATCTATAAGAATAAAATGGTAGTAGATGCCCCTGAGTTGACGATCTCGCACACATCGACCTCAAATGGTAGAAAAGTAAACATTTATGGAAAAACTGTAGAGCTTCACGACGTGAATATGCGGAATACTTATAGTACCTCTAATAGGGTGTCTATTTACACATCCCGCACGTTTAAAGCGAATTGTCTAGCCAGTGGGGGATATATAGACTTCTACTCCCCCAATGAAGGCTCATTTATCGAGGGGATGGCTGAGGGCGTCAACAGGGACGTTAAGCACCTACTTGGTGGCTATAATCTAAGTCTTAAGAACCAAGGCAGTTCTAATTCACATGATACACATCTCAAGTTTAAAACCCTTAGTACTTATCTGTTTTCTCAATCCATCGATGCACAGTTATCCTACTATAATAATTTTTATTTTATGGCGAACCAGAAAAATGGACATGTCACTCCTTCAGAAATGGCATTAGATCCCGCAGTCAATGCAGATCCATCCCCTCCGTTCCAGAGGGACGCGAACACACTTAGCCCAATCTACGATTATAACAGCACTACTTACGACACCAGAACCCGCAAACTGCCTATACAAACTTATGGTAAATACCTAACAGGAGGCGCAAGGGTGGGTGTAGAAAGATCCTCTTCGTATTTCAAAGAGCTTGTACTGCCCCCCAGCGGTACCTTAGAAAACACGACAAGTCACGGTGTGGTGTCGATCATTGGTGCTCAAGATAACAGGTCTTTGGGAAAGTTATGGGGTGTGGATAAAAACTCAGGCAGGAGAATGGCCTTTGCGCCCCAAAATGCCCAAGCAAAAGAACTGATGATGATGTATAACTCCACGGAGTATGGCGGGAAATTAGTTTATCACCTTATGCCTAATGTGGGATATAGCTTTGACCGCGTTCATATAGACATGCCTACAGGCCTCAGTGAGATTCTTACTGGTACCAATTTACGTTTAAAGTATACGTTAGGTGGTACTACACAAGGGGGGGTTGACCTTTTAGCGTATTTAGAGGGTAATTGTACGGAAGGTTGGAATTCGCAGACCACAAGTAATTGGGTTGTGGTAGACGCCTCGGATGGTGGGGATGATGCTGTCGTCTACCAACCATTTCCAGAGCATACTTCACAGGTCCTTGCAGGTAGTCAGGCACTTACAATGGTACTTCTTTTGCGAGTTAATTGGCCCGGAATGTTCGACTCTTACGGACCGTCCTACATAGAACACTGCGCCAAGATCTGCATCAAAAGTATTGAGCTAGAGGTGGTGTAATGTACTTAAAACTCGGCACACAATTACCCTTTCTCAAGCTGGGCACCCAGTCCGGCACGGCCCCTGCGTACACACCGCCCCCTGTTCTACACATAACGGCAAGCCTGAATAGCGTCAGTTATTCTGTCTACGTAGCAAATGCCTCGGCAGTGCTGACTCGGATAGCCAGCGCACAGTAACAACATCATGGGCGGAGGTCCTCTCCGTCCCATACCATTCAAAGGATAAACCATGTCTAATCCAATTAGCACTACAGAGTTAATGCAACACCTACGGTTTACCGCTGACTCCTCAGAATTGACAGAAGCCGATATCATGATCAGTACTGCTACAGCATTCGCTGAACAGTACACAGGTCGTAAGCTCAGTTCACAGACTGCTGTAATTAACTTCAAGACGCTCAAATCTAATGCGCCTTTAAAGCTGACAGGTGGCCCAGTGTCATCGATAACGTCGGTCCAATATTATGATAGTAGTTTTAACTTACAGACACTCACAGACTACAGACTGATCAACCGCAACGGTATAGGCTATTTATATCCAGCTATAGGTGGAGAGTGGCCTACAGATGTTGCAACCGCAGATCCTGAGACCGTAACCATTACTTATGTAGTTGGTATGTCTCCGGCAGACGCTCCGTCACCCGTCAAGTCAGCAATTTTATTAATAGCGGCTAGTCTTTGGGAGAACCGCGAGAACGAAATAGTCGGTACGAACATTAAGTCTCTAAAGCCCATAATAGCGGCTAAGGATCTCCTTCACCCTTACAAGCTGAGGTAGTTATGAGATCAGGCAAGCTGAAAAACAAAGCAACAATCTACATACCTTCTGCCGCTCCGTGTGAGTGGGGCGAAGTCGAGCAGTGCTATACAGAATTAGGTACATACCACTGTAGTGCTTTGACTAAGCCTCGACGTGAGTATGCAGAGGCTGATTCTGTAGTTAGTAAGACAGAGTACGATTTAAGGTTCCGATACTATCCTGAGTTAGCTTCACTGCCACGGAATGCGTATATCGTAGTCAAGGGAATTACGCTCCAAATTAATGCCATTGCTAATATAATGTTAAAGGACCGCGAGATCCAGATGATATGTGAGGAGAGAAGCTAATGATTGATGTAGACCTCAGAACATATTTAATATCTAACAGTGACATCACTGGTCTAGTAGGTAACGACGTGTACGCATTAAGACTACCACAGGATAAAACCACCACGGCAATCGTCTATGACATTGGTGCAGGGTTTCCACTGGCACAGATAGGTAGTCTCGAGAGCGTAGTACGATACAACGTAACACTAACGGCCTACAGCCCCAGCTATGTCACTATGCGTCAGTTATCAGAGCATATAACGACACAGCTAAATGGTATGTCCGGTAGCATGGGCACGACTAACGTCACAGGCGCTCATGTCGAGTCAGTAATCAATACGTATGAAGAAGAGCAGAAGCTCTATCGGAATATAATCATTTTAAACATATATACAAACTAAGGAATAAAATAATGACTGCAATCGTTTCTCCTTTCCACGGCCTAGCTACTGAGCTACACATGACCCAAGGTATCGACGGGACTATGGATAGCTCTACTAAAGTCGCTGAAGTAAGCTCTGTAGGCACTCTAGAATTGTCTGCTAACATCATTGAATATAACAGCTATGGCAACACTCACAAGCAGAAGCTAGTCGGACAGAAGGACTCTGGAACTTTGAGCCTTACTATCAACTGGGTAGCTGGTGATACTAGCCACTCCGCTCTTAAAGCTAAGTACGACGCTGGCACTCCTCAGACTTTCGCTATCAAGTGGATCTCTGGCGGCGAGAATGCTGTAGCTCAGTTCACAGGCTTTGTAAGCACTTTCTCTATCGATACCCCTGTTGAAGATGTTGTTTCTGCTAACGTAGAAATTGCTATCGACGGCGACGTATCTTTCGCGCTTGTTACTGCTTAATTAATACAGTAACTTATTAATATAGGTCCACTCTTCGGGGTGGACCCTTATTTGATTTTTAACTATTTTGGAGACATAACATGTTAGACCGTAAATCAATTTTTCAAGCCGTAGACTTAGACGTTAAAGAAGTCTCTGTCCCTGAGTGGGGCGGTGATATATGTGTGCGTGGCTTAACTGCGCGAGAGCGTGACCACTTTGAAGCCTCTATCGGAGCTTCAGCAAACCTCGATAACCTACGCGCACGATTAGTGGTCCTATCTATCTGTGACAGTGAAGGTGCGCGTATCTTTAAAGACAGTGATGCTATTGAACTGGGTAAGAAAAACGCTCAGGTAGTTAATCGCTTGTTCGACATAGCCCGAAGCATGTCTGGAATGTCAGACGAAGATGTAAAGGAACTTGAAAAAAACTAAAAAGAGATCCAGCTAGGCGTTTTAAATTCCGCTTGGCTGGTCATCTCGGTATGACCGTAAGGCACCTAGAGAACAGTCTCTCCTCCCAAGAACTAGCGGAGTGGATGGCGTACTATTCTATAGAGCCATTTGGTCCTGCACGAGAAGATTATAGGGCTGGTCTCATTGCCGCAACCGTCGCGAACTGCGCTGGAAGCAAAAAAGTCCTTCAACCTACCGACTTCATACGCATTTACCAACAGCCGAAGTCTATCTCCTACATGGACCGCAAGAAAGCACAAAACGGCCAAATGGCCTTATTCAAATCCCTAGCGGAGAAAACTAATGTCTAAGAAGTTTATGACCGTAAAGGTCGGGGGCCTTAAAGAACTAGAAAAGGCCCTTAACGCACTGGACCATGACCTCCATAAGAAAGTGCTGAAAGCCGCAGGTAAGGCCGCAATGGCCCCTGTAGCTGTCAGTGTTCGTAACAACGTCCCTAGAGACACTGGAGGACTGGCTGGAACAATACGTCTAAGTGCTACAACAGATCCTAGGCGGCTAAAGAAAGCAGGTCGTAAGGCCTCGATGATTGCCTCAGTATCCGCAGGTCGTGGAAGTAGGAAAGCTGGCGCTACAGGACACCAAGCTCTTAACGTGGAATATGGAAACTCTCGGATTAGGGCACGACCATTCATGCGCCCAGCTATCCAAGGTAGAGAGCGGTCCACCATTTTACATTTCAGAAAGCACCTGAGGCTGGGTGTTAACAAAACAGCAAAAACTCAAGCACGTAGAAACGTAAAACTACGCACATTATAATAAGGGATTACTCATGGCAACTATCAGCAGATTATCTGTTGATCTGGTAGCTAATAGCGCGAAGTTCCGTAAGGACCTAGACAAGGCCTCTAAGAGTGCTAACAAGTCTTTTGGTTCTATGATGAAATCAGCCAAGGCGGCAACTGCCGCATTCGCCGCCGTAGGTGTAGCCGCAGGTTCTGTATTCATAGCCTCAGCTAAGACCTATGGTAACTTCACAGAAGCATTGCAAGACGTAAAAGCTAAGACCGGAGCTACTAAGCGCCAGTTAGATGAGCTTTCCGTCTCTATGCGTAATGCCGCTAAAGCAACCAGATTTACAGCAACAGAAACAGCACAAGCAGGAACCTTCCTAGCTCAGGCTGGTTTAAATGTAAGAGAAATTAACGACGCACTTCGTCCAACTTTGGACCTAGCCGCCGCAACAAAAACAAGTGTACAGAATACAGCCGACTTCATGACTAACATCATGAAGGGAATGGGTATGGAGTCTAATGAATTAGAACGTGCCGCTGATGTACTAGCAGTAACAACTGCAAAAAGTAACACAAACCTAACAGACCTAGCGACTGCTATGTCCTACGCCGCGCCTTCTGCACGAGCTATGGGCATGGAGATCGAAGAGACCGCTACGCTTATCGGTATGATGGCTAACGCTGGTATCAAGGGATCTATGGCCGGTACAGCACTGCGTGGATCGTTCGCGGCCCTAGCTACTACAGGCGGTGTCACTGAGAAAGCTATAGCCGACTCTACGGGCGCTATGACCCAGCAGGTTAAGGTGCTACGTCGATTAGGTGTGCATACAAAAGACGCGCAAGGTAACGTCCGTGGTCTTACAGATATACTTACAGACCTCAAAGCCGCAGGCGGTGACGAGCAAGACATGATCGCTATCTTTGGTCGTCGTGCTGGTTCTGCCATGATGCAGTTTATGAATGAAGGCCTAGCCGGTGCCGGTGCCCTTAAAGAGAAATTAGATAACGCACGTAAGGCCGCTGAGAAGATGGCCGCTACCCAGATGGATAGCCTTAACGGTGACCTACTATTATTTAACTAACAGTTAGAAGAGTTACAGATGGTAGTCGCTGAGAATGGTATCAATGATCTGTTCCGTGGTATCACTCAGTCAGCCACTAAGTTTCTTAGGGCCGCTGAACCTGCACTAGCCTCTATGGCTGTGTACTTCGATGAGATCGCTGTAGGACTTGCTGTCTTAACTGGTGCCGTAGTACTGGTCGGCATAGCCGCGCTTACTACTGCTATGTGGGGCCTCGCCGTCGCTATGTTGGCTAACCCGATCACATGGATAGTAGCTGGCCTCGTAGCCTTAGGTGTCGCAATCTATAAGACGATCGAGAACTGGGATTTTCTTAAGGTAGTATTCCGTAACTTCGTAGGCGAGACTGCTAACTCATTGAAGAACATGGGTCGTAGCTGGAAGAAGATATTTCTCGATATACGTGATGGGACCTTAGGTGTCTTCGCTAAGATGCAACTAGGATTCGCTAGGTTTAAGTTAGGTTTTATCACTATATTTAATGAGCTACTACAAGCGGCGCTAGTTAAGGTTAATAACTTATTAGAAATATACAATAAGATTCCCTTCCTAGATGATGCCACGCCTATAGCTTTCCAGATCGACACTACTCAGGCTACCGCTAAGGTTGTGGCTCTAGAAAAGAAACTTAAAGAAATCGAAGCTCGTAACAACGCATTTACCGAGTCTATCTTTACCCCTGAGGTATACACCCCTAAGGTAGAAGACGGCGGCGCTGGTCTTGATGATGCCACAACTGACAGTGGTGCTGGTGACGGGGAAGATGCAGGCGGACAGAAAGCCAAGACTAGGGGGTTCCTAGAGTCCATTAAAATGACGGCTACTGAGTTAGAGTCTATCTTTGATAAGGTGGAAACTAAAGCTCAATCAGTCTTCACATCTATGCTAACAGGCACTCAGTCCCTAGCCTCAGGGTTTAAGGAACTTGGACAGACTATCCTAACCTCCGTGGTTGGGTCGTTTGTACAGATGGCCCTAACGTACATAAAGCAAAAGCTATTAATGTTCGCTATGGACAAACTGGGTCTTGGAACCACCACAGCCCTTACCGTCGCCGCAGGTACGACAATGGCTACGGCACTCGCACCAGCCGCCACTATGATGTCCTTAGCGACAGCAGGGGGAAATGCTATTCCAGCGGCGGCAGGGATTGTATCGACATACGCACTTTCTCAAGGCCTTGCATTATCTGGGCAGTTACACGACGGTATAGAGAATGTCCCGAATACTGGAACCTATCTACTGGAGCAGGGAGAGAGAGTAGTCGATAAACGTCTTAACAAAGATATGTCATCTTTCTTAGCTGACCAGAACCAAGGTGGTAACACCACAACCAATAACCCAACATTGAACTTTAACGTAACTGGCGGCGACGCTGATAATGTTGAACAGATGTTAATGAACCACAGAGGTAAGTTTGAGGGGATGATTCGCGACATATACGCAGAGTCTGCTCAAAACGCACCTTTCTAAACATAAGGGTCCTTCGGGACCCTTTTCTAATACAAAATTATAATAGGAGGCTAAAATGCCATCACCATTACTACCGACTAGCCCAGCGCCAGTCAGCTACAAGATCACAAGCAAGGTTAATACCCTTAAATCAGAGTCCTTGTCTGGCAAGATACTGACTCGTAAGGTCGGCGGTCAGCGGTTCGAGGCGACACTGGTATTCCCTCCTATGAACAAGGGCGCATTCAATGCGATACACGCCTTCCTAATGGAGCAAGACGGCTCGAACGGGATATTCTACGTTCAAATACCAACCTTCGGGGACACCCACGGAGTGGCTGGGGAGTATGTCAACTATTCAAACCACACTAAGATGTACATGGTGAAATCCGATGGCGTCGATACTTATCCTGATCAAATAGTTACCGGTGGGACCGTGGTCTCTAATGTTACATATCTACGATGTTCGTTACGTAATAGCGTACAGGTTATCGAGTACGGAACAGATGGAACAGTGCGTCTTGAAATAGATGTTATGGAGAGGCTCTAATGTTGACACTAGATGCCGCTACATTATCAGCACTGGGATCAGACACTTTCGAGTATGCGTACCTCTGTGACCTACCTGCTAACCTCCACTACACCAACCACGCTACTAATATTACGATTGGCGGTACAGCTTACATCTCTAATGGACTCGTTTCTGAGTTCTCAGGTGTCGGCCAGACTCAGGCTATAAGTCTGTCGAGCTATACCCTAAAGTTGAGTAACGTGGCTAACGGCGTGGCCCGTGGTTACACACAGACAAACTACAGAGGCCACGCGGCCACTATCTATCTCGCAATACTTGTTGATGGATCTGTAGTGGGTACCCCCACGGTTATATATAAGGGGACTCTCGATACTTTCGCTGTCAAAGAAACAAACAAAACATCTGCACTGACGCTGAGACTTACCTCTCACTGGGCGAACTACAACCAGAAAGGAGGCCGGTACACAAGCGACTCAGTACAGCAAAGCCTGTACACGGGCGACACTATATTTAAATTTGCACACGAGGAGAGTTCTGATTCTCTTGGGTGGGGCAAACGATAAGGAGTAAGGCATGGGATTATCACTCTTAGCATGGGTAGTTATTACGGCTGTCGGTGTTTTGACAGCAAGCGCCGTTATGGCTAACAAGCAGAAAAAAGCAATGGAAGATGCCCAAGCTGGTGTCTTAATTCAAAAACAAGGAGGCACCCACCCTATCCCTATCGTATATGGTGAGCGCCGGTTAGCCCCTACGAAAGTATGGGAAGATATATCAAAGCAACGTCTACCAGTGTCAAGTCCAGCGACTAGTGCCGACTCATTCTTCACACATAACAATGAGGCCAGCTATCCCTCTAGTCGTGATGATGAGGACTTCCTACACCGTATCGACGTTTGGTGTCAGGGTCCTATTGAGTCTATTACTAGAATAGAGATCGATGACGACTCAGTGCATACGCACAAAAGATTTACAACGGTTAAGAATAACCGACCCCTATACCGTGGACTACACAAGCACGGAGCAACTAGTCAGAGCATGTTTACAGAGTTAGCTAATGGATTCTCAGGCATAACCACAAGCATGAAAGGTAATGGCATAGCTTGGTCGTGGAACAGCTTCATGTACACCGCTGACCGGCCACAGTACTACGGCGACCCTAAGTTAACAGCCCTAGTTAAGGGTGTGCGACTATGGGACCCAAGGGTTAACCCTACTAACTCAAGTGTAAAAGCATGGTCCAGCAATCCAGCACTTGTATTATTGGACTATCTTACTGCTGATTATGGTAAGGCGCTGGCTGTATCGGACCTCGATATACCCAGCTTTATAGCGGCGGCCAATGAGTGCGACATAGTTGTTAATCTTCCTGCCGCTGTGCCATTCGGCGGCGCAGGACAGCTTGTCTATGTTGCGGCTATAGGTGAGTACGTGTTTATCCCATCCGGTGATGTTAATCCTAATGGTGGTACTGATACTCAGAAGGAAAGATTTACATGTAATATCGTATTACAGCCTGATGTTGACAGTAAGGAAAACGTCACGGAGATCTTGAAGACCTTTAAAGGTGCCCTCCCTTTCATTAATGGTAAATATGTACTATCTATGGAAGTAGCCGCTACCTCTGTTATGTCTTTTGATAATTCTAATATCATTGACGGCGTTTCTATAAGCTATGGGGACCGATCAAAACGTCTTAACCAAGTTACTGTAAAGTTCCCTAATGCCCTGAAGGGTTATAAGGAAGACGCGGTTACGTGGCCTAAATCTACTGATGCTCAATACACGAGCCTACTAGCTGAAGACTCCGGTGAGAAGCTGACTACTGAAGCTAAGATCTCAGGTGTCACTAGCTTCTATCAGGCTGAAGATCTCGCTGAGTTTATGGTCAGAGATAGTAGGAACCAAAGGTCTATAGTCTTTAGAACACAGCCCTTAGCCTTACAGCTAGAGCCTAACGATATAATAACGGTTACTACAGGTGCTCTTAACTACGTAGCACAGCCTTACAGAGTGCGCGAGGTTAAGCTGGGTAAAGATCTTACTGTTGAGGTTATTGCTCAAGAGTACGACCCTACCATATACCCTTGGCATGTCGGCGATGCTGAGCCAGTCCCCGAGTATACGCCTAACAAAAGGTTTGCTACGCCTGCTGATATGCAGAACGTAGCCGGTACCGGTGTTACTCTAGTTAATGTTGACACCACTGCTAATACTAATATCGTAGTCACTTGGGACGCTATCGTCTCAGGGACCTCAGCGGTTGATATAATCCAGATAGGTTATAAACTACAAAGTGCTACTGAATACGCATGGAATGTGATCCCACCTGAGCAGACAGAAACTACTTTAGTAGGACTACAGGATGATGCGACGTATGACATCATAGCTCGGTATCGGAACATGGTAGGTAATACTTCGGATAATGTAACCATAACGGTTATAACACCTGATGCAGAGACTGGATTTACTGATGGTATCGATGGCGTTAACGGATTAGACGGTGCTAATGGTGTTGATGGCTTAGATGGCACTAATGGAATCAATGGCGTTGATGGATCTAACGGTCAGACGTCATACTTTCATGTGGCTTATGCTGACACTATTTCTGGCGCTGGGTTCTCTCAGTCTCCTGCTGATAAGGACTACATAGGTACATACGTAGACTTCACAGTAGCTGACTCAAGTACTGCTAGTGACTACTCATGGAAACTAATAGCTGGCGCTCAAGGTGAGGACGGTACTCATGGTATTAATGGCGTTAATGGCACTGATGGTACAGACTCCTACCTACACATTGCCTACGCTGACACTGCGTCTGGTGGCGGTTTTTCCCAGTCTCCTACCGGTAAGGACTACATAGGTACATACGTAGACGCCGTTTTAATTGACTCTACCTCTGCCTCTGCCTACACATGGACACTATACGTCGGCGCTGATGGTATCGATGGCGTTAACGGATTAGACGGTGCTAATGGTGTTGACGGCTTAGATGGCACTAATGGAATCAATGGCGTTAATGGATCTAACGGTCAGACGACATACTTTCATGTGGCTTATGCTGATACTATTTCTGGCGCTGGGTTCTCTCAGTCTCCTTCAGGTAAGGACTATATAGGTACCTACGTAGACTTCACTCAGACTGACTCTAACTCCGCCAGTGCTTACACATGGAAACTTATAGCCGGAGCACAGGGTGAGGACGGTACCGATGGTATTAATGGGGTTAATGGTGATGATGGAACAACATCCTACCTACACATTGCCTACGCTGACACTGCGTCTGGTGGCGGTTTATCACAGTCCCCAACTAATAAGAAGTATATTGGTACTTATGTGGATGGCAATCCTACTGACTCTACCTCAAGCGCCGCCTATACGTGGGCCTTGTATGTCGGAGATGATGGGGCGGATGGTGTTGATGGTATCGATGGCGTTAACGGATTAGACGGTGCTAATGGTATTGATGGTATTGATGGTGATGATGGTATCAACGGTGAAGATGGTGATAATGGTCAGACTACATACTTTCATGTGGCTTATGCTGATACTATTTCTGGGGGTGGCTTCTCTCAGTCTCCTTCAGGTAAAGACTATATAGGTACCTACGTAGACTTCACTCAAGCTGACTCCTCTACCGCTTCTGATTATTCGTGGAAGCTAATAGCAGGTGCTCAAGGTGAAGACGGTACCGATGGTCTTGCTGGTGAGAATGGTATCGACGGAACTACCCAGTATTTACATATAGCCTACGCTGATGATATTACTGGTAACGGCTTTTCGCAGTCTCCTACTAATAAGGGCTACATAGGTATATACGTAGACTCTAATTCTACTGACTCTTCTACCGCGTCTGATTACACTTGGACTCTGTACGTTGGTACTGATGGTACGGATGGTGCTGATGGTATCGATGGTATCGATGGCGTTAACGGATTAGCCGGTGCTCATGGTGTTGACGGCTTAGATGGCACTAATGGAATCAATGGCATTAATGGGGATACTGGTCAGACTACATACTTTCATGTGGCTTATGCTGATACTATTTCTGGGGGTGGATTCTCTCAGTCTCCTTCAGGTAAGGACTATATAGGTACCTACGTAGACTTCACTCAGGCTGACTCTAGCTCCGCCAGTGCTTACACATGGAAACTAATAGCAGGTGCTCAAGGTGAAGACGGTACCGATGGTATTGATGGTGTTAATGGTGATGATGGAACAACATCCTACCTACACATTGCCTACGCTGACACTATATCCGGTGGTGGGTTCTCTCAGTCTCCAATTAATAAGGCCTATATAGGTACTTATATTAATGCTCACCCTAATGATCCAAATTATGCTAGTGCCTATACGTGGGTGAAGTTCGTAGGTGATAATGGTACTGATGGTACTGATGGTACTGATGGTGATAATGGTAATACCACCTACTTTCACATAGCTTACGCTGATACTAGTACTGGGGGTGGACTCTCTCAGTCTCCGATTAATAAGTACTATATAGGTACGTATACTGATACTAACCCCACTGACTCAACCAGTGCTAGTGCCTATACGTGGCGAAGGTATGTAGGCCATAACGGTAATCATGGGATTAATGGTACTGATGGTACTAATGGTACTAATGGTACTAATGGTGGTATAGGTCCTAGAGGGCTTATAGGTATTACTGGTATTGGAGGTATTAATGGTACTAATGGTACTAATGGTACTAATGGTGGTATAGGTCCTAGAGGGCTTATAGGTATTACTGGTATTGGAGGTATTAATGGTACTAATGGTACTAATGGTGGTATAGGTCCTAGAGGGCTTATAGGTCTTACTGGTATTGGAGGTATTAATGGTACTGATGGTACTAATGGTACTAATGGTACTAATGGTGGTATAGGTCCTAGAGGGCTTATAGGTATTACTGGGCTTAGAGGTCTTACTGGTATTGGAGGTATTAATGGTACTGATGGTACTAATGGTACTAATGGTGGTATAGGTCCTAGAGGGCTTATAGGTATTACTGGTATTGGAGGTATTAATGGTACTGATGGTACTAATGGTACTAATGGTACTAATGGTGGTATAGGTCCTAGAGGGCTTATAGGTCTTACTGGGCTTATAGGTCTTACTGGTATTGGAGGTATTAATGGTACTAATGGTACTAATGGTACTAATGGTGCTACAGGTCCTCAAGGACCGGCAGGAACTGCGGCAATCTCATGGTCCATGTCTGGGGGGAGTTTCTCCTCTATTTCCTATATGAGTACTTACGATAGTACAGGAAGCCCGTCAAGCAGATCGTCTACTATATATGCTAGTCCATCAAGCGGATCGACCCACTCGTGCTCGGTAACAGTCACTACTCCATATCTTAGTTTTTATGCTTTGTCCGCCTCTAACGTATCTGTTACTGATGGTTCCGATGCTAATGGTACGTTCAGTGTAACGGGTAAGACGGTGACCTCTATAAGTAGCACCCTGAAACGGGTGGACTTCACCGTTAACCACTCGACTTCTGGAGGTAGCATAAATTGTCAGTGCTTTTTAACGGTTCTTATTTAAGGATTAATTATGGATATTAGATACAACATCAA